AAAAATCTTTGACCGATGGAATTGGTCATGTCGCTTCAATAGTAGATAACAACAATTTAATTGTAGATCAGAGATGTGAGCATTCTTTAAGAAGCCTGGATCAATATCAATGGGATCCAAATCCTAATTTGATAAAAGAAAAACCCAGGCATAATTTTGCTTCTCATATGGCAGACGCTTTAAGATATGCGTTATATTCTTTTGAAACCGTGCACACATCGTTTTAACAGACATGGTTGAAAATAGTGTTTGACTTCAAACCTCAACTTCGATATAATTTGGGTTAAAGAAAATGGTAGAGCTAAAGAGAGACCTGGTAAAATATATCAGGGATAGAGCAAAATCAAGATATAAAAAAGGCATTGAATGTTACATTTGTGGTGAGACGTCTAACTTAGAATTCCACCATTTTTATAGTTTAAGCCCTTTACTGTATAGATGGGTTAAAAAACACAAAAAAGTTCCTGAAGATGTACTAGACTTTAGAGATGAGTTTATACAGGAGCATACAGCAGAGCTCTACGAACATACAGTTACTCTATGCCATGAACATCATTTAAAGCTTCATTCTATTTACGGTAAAGACCCTTCGCTAGCAACTGCTAAGAAGCAGGAAAAGTGGGTAGAAATACAGAGATCAAAACATGGCATGGTATGACAGATTATTAGGAATTGACCGCGAAGAGAAGTTGAACCCTGCTCAAGAGTATTATGACCATAAAATAGATGCAAGTCGCGAGCCGATCACTCAATACGAACGAGCATATGAAGAACTAGAAATTGTAAATCGTGGCGTCAATATGATAGTTGACGATACCGCTGAGATCAGAACTAAAGTCGGTCCAGCGATTAAAGGCAAGAGTATAGTCAAGAACATTAAAAGATCCAAAGTTGATCTTCTAGTAAACCAAGAACCAAACCCGTTTCAAGACATAAATACATTTCGTCGAAATCTAGTTATTGACTTTATTTTAGACGGCAATATTTTTGTCTATTATGATGGAGTTCACTTATATCATCTGCCATCGGATAAGATGACGATTAATGCAAGTGATACAACTTATATAGAAAGTTATTCCTTCCAACAGGATATTAAATATAAGCCATCAGAAATTATACATGTTAAAGAGAACTCGTTCTATTCAATATATAGAGGAGTTCCAAGATTAAGTCCTTCATTGCGTACAATGCAACTGATGACAAGTATGAGAAAGTTTCAAGATAACTTTTTCAAAAATGGAGCTATTCCAGGACTGGTACTAAAAAGCCCAAATACATTATCAGAAAAGATTAAAGAGCGGATGCTACAGTCCTGGAGTACTCGATACCGACCCGACGCAGGCGGTCGAAGACCTTTAATCCTGGATGGGGGTATCGAAGTAGATTCGATTTCAAATGTAAACTTTAAAGAATTAGATTTTCAGAGTTCTATAGAAGAAAATGAGAAAATCATTCTTAAATCTCTAGGAGTACCACCAATACTTTTAGACTCAGGAAATAATGCAAATTTACGACCTAACATGAGGTTGTATTACCTAGAAACTATACTACCTATAGTACGAAAGATAAATTTTGCATATGAGAGATTTTTCGGATTTAAACTAGAAGAAGATGTGACGAATATTCCGGCATTACAACCAGAATTAAGAGATCAATCATCTTATTACTCTTCTCTAGTAAATGGTGGAGTTATCACGCCAAACGAGGCAAGAGAAGCAATAGGGTTTGACCCTATTGAAGGTAACGACGAGCTGAGAGTTCCAGCTAATATAGCGGGAAGTGCAGCAAATCCAGATGAAGGTGGTAGACCTGAACAGGAGGAAGAAGAACCTTCCTTACCACCAATAGAAGCAGAGGTAGAAGATGTCTAGCATACAACGAAGAAAAATGACAAAAGCTTTGGCCGAATATTATATAGAGAAGGGTAAGGTTTTCGACTCTTCTGTAGAGTATAGTAGACAAAACGATGCTCCATATACGATCAAAGAAATCAAGAAAGTAATGGGGGGCTGGAGTATGTGTTTTAGATATATTCGTACTGAATATCCCACTATTGATGAAGATATTAAAAAAGCAAAGAGGAAGGACAGAGGAAATTTATTTAAGGATAAACCTGATTTTCCTAAATCAAGAATTCCCTCGACTCCTAAGCCCGATAAGATAACTCTTACTACGGGACGGAATGAAACGAATGAATAAAATTTTTAATTTAACTTCCACTTTTAAATCTTCACCCGAAGATGATGGCAGCGTTAAAATACGTGGCATGGCTAGCACTTCGGATTTTGATAGAGCTGGCGACAGTATTACGCCAGATGCTTGGGGTAAAGGTGGTTTAAATAATTTTAAAAAGAATCCTATTATTCTTTTTAATCACGACTACGACCGTCCTATCGGTCGTGCTACAGGTCTCGATGTAACAGATAATGGTCTGGCACTAGAGGCAAAAATTAGTAAGTCTGCGCCCGCAGGGGTCTGCGACTTAGTTAAGGATGGCGTTCTTGGAGCATTTTCTGTTGGTTTCCGAGTCAAGGATGCCGATTATATCGAGGAAACCGACGGACTTATGATAAAGGACGCTGAATTGTTTGAGGTATCGGTAGTTTCGGTACCTTGCAATCAGGCAGCTACTTTTTCTTTAGCGAAGTCTTTTGACTCTATGGAAGAGTATAATGACTTCAAGAAAACTTTCACAAATCGTGTAGATCTAGCCGGTCAGTCTCTGGCTAATGAAGATGAGAGATCATCCAGCGTAGCTAGTAATACACCGGTAAGGGCGGGTAAAACCGTGCAAAAGGAGATCGTAATGTCGGAAGATAAAACTCCCGAAATCGACTTGGAAGCATTTGCAAAGCAAGTAGCAGAACAAACTGCTACTAATATTGCAATGAAGCAAGCCGAGCAAAAAGCTGTGGAGAAAGCTGAAGCCGAAAAGGTAGAAGCTGCCGAAGCAGAAAAAGTCAAGCAAGAAGAGGAGGTCAAGACTGCTATTCAGGTAGGAGTTGAGACTGGTGCTGAACAGCTTGTTAAGGATGTAGAAGCTAAGTTGGCTCAGGAAAAATCTGATATCAATGACGTTCTAGAAACTTATAAAACAGAACTTGAAGAGAAGAAGGAAGAAATTTCTCGCCTTCAAGAATCAAAGCGAGTTTTCGCAAATCGTGGCGACGGTGATATTTCTAAGTGGGGCAAAGAGTTTCTCTATGCTTCAGTTCTAGGTAAAATCACTGGTAAAGGTTGGGATACCAACTATGCTCAAGATATTATGACCAAAGCAGGCGTCACTTATGATGCTTCAACTGGCATCGGCCTAGATGCAAGCGTATCTTCTACTTTCGAAGAAGAAGTACGACTTGAGCAAAAGGTTGCTAATCTTTTTAGAAGCATGACGGTCGCGTCAGGTGCTACAGTGTTACCAGTCATCCCAGATACTGAAGATGCCAACTGGAACGCTACTGGCCTAGAAACTACTGCTAATCTCTTGGAAGAGAAAGGTGCGAGCGATAATAACTATCACATTAATCGTGTCACACTGAACGCATATCGTTTGATCTCAGGTACATTTATCGCAAACGATACTGACGAGCAAATCGTTGTTAATGTTCTTCCTTGGATTCTATCAGCACTTGCACGAGCACACGCTCGCGCTATCGATGGTTCAATCATGAATGGCACAGCTAATCAAGCTGGTCTAATTGGTGGAGCTGGTACTGATGGTGCAGGTTCTTTCTTCGCAAAAGATTCTGCTAATGTAACTGATATCGCAAATGACGGTTCAGGTGCAGTAACTGGTGCAAACTTACTGTCCGCTCGTTCAGAGATGGGCAAATACGGAGTTAATCCTGCAGATGTAGCATACATTGTTAACGTCGAAGAGTATTTTAACCTAATTTCAGATGCGGCGTTCTCAGACGTGTCAGAAGTTGGCTCTGATCTAGCCATGAAGGTAGTTGGTCAGGTTGGTTCTATTTACGGCTCACCAGTCGTAGCTAGTGATCAATTCTCACGTGCAACTACTAAAACAGCAGCTTGTGCAGTCAATGTTCATAACTACTTAATGCCTAAGTTACGTGGTATTAGTATTGAAACTGACTACGAAGTAGCAGGTCAGCGTACCGCAGTTGTCGCTTCACAATCCAGAGGATTTGAAGAGTTAGTTGCAGGTGCTGGTGCAGACGAGCCTTGTGTTCGAATTGAATACGCCTAATTAGGAGTGTTTAATCTTTAACTTGAGGGGAGGGCTCTGGTCCTCCCCCAGGTTTTTACTAATTGACTTATGGCAGATTTAATTACAAGAGACGAGTATAAATCCTTAAAGAATCTTTCACAGAGTGTGAAGGATGACGGTAGGATTGATGCACTTGTAGATTCAGTGAGCCAATTAGTAAAAACCTATTGCGGTAATAATATTGTAGATTATTATAGTTCTAATAAGACGGAAACTTTTAATATTAATTGGGAC